TGACTGGTTTGCCGCAGCGCTTCGGCAGCCTAGCGGCGATATTTATAAGAGCATCGAGCACAATTTTGACCGGTTCAAACTTTCGGCGCAGCTAGCGCGCATATTTGAAAATACTGTAAAAACCTTTGAGGAAGAAAACGGGAGTGCGCCTTGGAAATGTTATTTTAACCCTGGAGCGGAAACTTAAACTTTTCCGTTGCGGATTCCTGGTCGACCGCAGCGGCGCTATCGTTGGGTGGCATATCTGTTTATTCGGATTGAATATCAGGTATGAGCACTGAGGAGGCGGAAGATGACAACCAAAAAAACAGCGACAAAGAACGGCGGCGGTCCGCCAAAGTTGTATGAAAAACGGTTTGACAATATGGCTTACGTGGCATGCACCGCAGGGATATTTACCGATGCGAAATTAGGGAAGTTGTTTGGTGTTGTAAAGTCGACCATCGCTCTTTGGAAAAAGGAATTTCCAGAGTTTTCAGACTCCATCAAGAAAGGCAAAGAGGAATTCGACACCGATTGCGTGCGGACGGCGCTTTTCAAGATCTCCAAAGGCATAAAATTTACTGAAATTACCAGGGAAGCGAAGCCGGTAATCCTGATCGACAAAGCGACCGGGACGCGTGAAATTGTCGGCAGCGAAATGTTGGTGACCAAAAAGGTTCGGAAATTTATTCCTCCTAATGACCGCGCGATCCGATTTTGGTTAAAGAACCGTGATCCGGAAAACTGGCGCGATACTCAAGCGGTGGAACTTACCGGCAAAAACGGCGGGCCGCTGAAGACACAAAGTTTTGTGGCAGTCCCATCCGGCCCGATGACAATAGCTGAATGGGAGAAACAAGTCAGGGAAGCGTTAGAGCATGATAAAAATCCTGATTCAGATTCTGATGATGACAATGACCGCGTTCTGGATACCGCAACCGGGACCGCAAGTTAGGGCTACCCAGTGCCCGATCGACTTTCCTTTTTTCGGCGGATCCCGGGGCGGCGGCAAGTCCGATTGTCTTTTGGGTCGGCATCTTTTAGGCGCCGAAAGATACGAAAGGCATTGGAACGGGCTTGTTGTTCGACGCAAATATAAAGAGTTCAACGAATTGCGCCGGCGCATCGATGAATTGATCGCCGGAGGCTTGCCTGCGGAACGAGTCGGCGGTGACCAGCAGACAAATCATATTCGTTTCCAAAATGGCGCTGAAATTATTATGGCGGCCATTCAGCGCTCTGAGCTTGTCAATGACTGGGTGGGGCACCAATTTACCGAAATTTCAATCGATGAATGCACTACGTTTCCATTTTTTATCAAGATGGTCGACAAATTACTGGGCTCGTTGCGGTCCCCGCATGGTGTGCCGTGCCATATGTTCGGTACTGGAAACCCTGGTGGACCGGGGCATATGCAAGTCAAGGAGTTCTTTAAGTTAGGTTCCGGGGGTGTCAAGCCATGGACTACCCATTATGGCAACGAAGGCGAAAGCCGGATTTTTATTCCTTCCTTCCTGCGCGATAATAAAATCCTGTTTGACAATGATCCCAAGTATGTAAAGCGCCTGATGTCCATTTCGGACCCGATGCTTCGCCGGGCATGGTTAAAAGGCGACTGGGACGTATTCATTGGACAGGCGTTTTACTGGTCTTATGATCGGCATACCATCCCGGACTTCCCGGTACCCGACTATCTTCCCATTACCATGACGTTTGACTGGGGCTACGGCAAGCCGTTCTCGGTCGGGTGGTGGTGGGTAGATGGAGATGGACGCATTTACCGCTTTATGGAATGGTACGGCTACAACGGGACACCGGACGAAGGCCTGCGCATAGTGGATTCAAAGATCGCGGAGGGCATTCTCGAACGCGAGCACAAGAGAGGGATTTTCAAGCGCGTGACGGACCGAATTGCCGGACCGGACTGCTTTTCAAAGAAGCCCAATTATCAGGGCGGAGGCCAAGGGCCGTCCACGGCGGAGGTGTTTAACAATTTCGGGATCCGGCTGCGGCCAGGAGACCCGAATCGTCAATTAAAAATCCGGCAATTCCGCGAGCGTTTGAAGTTGCCGGATAGTAATTTAGAAATGCCCATGATGGTTATTTATCGATCTTGCTCAAATTTTACCAGGACTATTCCGGCACTGGCAATCGACGAGGATAACCCGGAAGACATTGACACCGAACAGGAGGATCACGTCTATGATGAGACCTGCCATATGGCCATGTCACGGCCGTTGATTGTGGCAGATTACGAAATTCAAGCCAAAGTCGAAACCGAAATAAAGAAGCAGCAGCGCGCCGACCTTGAACCGTCCCACCAAAAGGTATGGTCGGAACTGGATGAAATTCGGCAGCGGTTAGAGGAAATGGAGGAACATCAACAGACCGGGAGCGTGACATAATATGATTGTAGTCGATCGATCAGGCGTTCAATTTGGCGTATGTAATTTGAAGCAGCATAATTTTATTGGTCTGAAATATGCCCTTGTGGTGGCTAGGTTGCCCGTCGTAAATGGTGTCCCGACTTTTAAAAAGATACGTTTTCCAATAACTTATATCAGGAAAGCGAGAGTAGATACAAATTCCAGCATTGGCTTATCGTTCTCTATGGAAATGGCACTTGTCGCAGATTCCTTGGAAGAAGCAAAGATTTTGCCTAGTTTTAAAGAATTTGTCGGAAAGGAAGGTTAAGATGCTTGGAAATGATCCAGTGATATTTCTAACAATTTCCTTCGGCATGATTGTGGTTTGCCTATTCGTTTTGATGATTTTGCAGTTGGTTTATTTCCGATCCGAGCGCCGGCGCTACCTCGAAGAAATTGAAGACTTGCAAAATCGATTTATGGCCAAGGATTTTCGGGATTATTCCACTGGCATGCATATTATGAACCCTCCATTGACCGATATTGAGCAGGTTGAAAAATTGCTTGGTATCGATGAGGAGGAAAAACAGCGCGCGGACCGGCTGTCCGTGGCATAAAAGGAGGAAAAAATGGGTGAGGCCAATAGTGATCCTGGTGGAGGTATTGGAAGGATGGATAAGAATTCGATTATAAATTTAAAGCCGGGAAAAAAACCGGTCGAAATTTTGGTATCCTTCGAAAGCGGCCATTACAAGAAAGTCAAAGGTACTTGGAAGGGTGACAGCGTTTGGTGCCACTTCAATAAAGAGAATGGCGGCCAGGTCCATGTAAACAAGGATAAGGTTGAATATATGGAAACGTTTGAATAGGAGGGGCAACCATGCCGGCCAAAATGAGAGAAGATCCGAATAGGCCAGGCAAGTATACCGTGCACACCCCTGGGGGAGTCAAGGGGCGCGGCATGACCTTGCGCAACGCCAAAAGGCAAATACGCTTATTAAACGCGGTCGAGCATTCAAATTGGAAGCCGACAGGCAAAAAAACCAAGTAATGTCGCCCTTCGCGCAGGGGCGTGGATTGAAACCACAATAAATTTGGTCTTTATTGTGCGGTGCGGCGCCATATCGACTTTAAAAAAGCGAGGCGATCATGGCAAAAATGGATGATGACAAGACCAAGGAGATTATCAGAGGTCTTTTCGACTATCAGAAAAACCTAACCCAGCAGATCCTGCAGCGGATTTGGTTTCGCAATATCCTCTATTACATGGGCGAACAGTGGTTTGAATGGGCGCGCAGCGAGGCTACATTCAAGCGCATGATGCCCAGCCCCTACACTCCTACCCCCGTTTCAAACATCGTGCGCGACTACGTGCGCAGCATGAAGGCGCTGATCTTGAATAAGGACTTCATTATAACCATTTGGCCTAATTCCAATGACCAGGACGACCGCGAGGCGGCCGAAATGGGAGAAAACTTCCTGCGCTGGCTCGAGTCCGACAATGACGAGGAGCACCTTGACGAGAAGGAAAAAGAGGCCATTTGGATGATTCTTTGCGGCACGGCCTTTGATCGCACCTTCCCTATGATGGAAAATGACACCTGGGCCTTCGATGCTTCCGGCAATCCGATCAATACCGGGGACGTGGTTTCGCAAAACGTCAGCCCTTTTAACGTGTGCCTTGATTCCTATGGTGAAACGTTGAAAATGAAACGCTGGGTTGGCATTAAATCGCTGAAGCCCCGGGAATGGGTGGAAGACACTTTTCATATCAAAGTGAATGAATCCGATACCAGCGAAGGGCCGATGATTAACTATGAAAAGCGCCTGGCGAAGCTGGTGGCTAATGTCAGTCCCTGGAAGGGCGATGGACTTGAAACGACGGTCGATCCGGACAATGATGAAGATTTGGTTCTTTTCAAGGAGGTCGAATTCCGGCCGACCAAGAGTTATCCAAAGGGACGTTATGCCGCAATGGTGGGGGACCAAAAGTGTTTTGAACATAAACGGCTGCCGATTCCGGTGAAGGAGGATGGTAAATGGTATTACACCTTGACCGATTATCATTATTACTACACGCCTGGGCGTTTTTGGAGCGACGGCGGCGTTAATGATCTGATCAGTCCGCAAAACTCCATCAATCAGATTGACCAGGACCTTGAAATAAACCGCAAAGGTATTGGTCGCCCCCTGGTGTTGATTCCAACTGATCTTAACATGCAGAGGATGACCAAATTCGGCCAATCGATTTTGGTTCTTAAATATGACGCCCTTCTCAGTGGCGGCCAGCGGCCTTCAATCGAGAGGGGCACTCCATTGCCCCAGCAGGTATTGTCCGAACGCGAAATTCATCAAGCGGCTTCTCAGGACGCCGCCGGTGATCCTAAGAACGTTCTGCGCGGCAAGGCGCCCAGTTCTCAGGCTTCCGGTGTAATGGTTGACATACTGCGTGATGCGGCCGAGCAGGGACACCTTCCGGATGTGGAGCGCTTTTATCGGGCCGTCAAGCGCGTCAAGCGCAAGCAATTGATGTTGGCGCAGGAGGTCTATACCGAGGAGCGCTTAATTAAGATCCCCGACAAGGGTAACCGCGTCAAGGTAGTCGCATTCAAAGGCGCGGACTTGCGCAACAATACCGATGTGCGTCTTGAGCTTTCATCCGGGGTGGCCTCCACTCGGGCCGGCCAAACACAGATGCTTTTGAAGCTGACTGAAAGCGGATTTTTCAGCGCGCAATCCGATTTGGATCCCGAGTACCGCCAGGACATTTTGCAGCGCATGGGGCTTTCCGGGTTCAAGGATAAGCGCAACGTCGATATGGAGCGCGCGCAATCAGAAAATCAGAGGTTGGGCAATATAGAAGTTGATGACATGGAACTTGCAAATATTCAGGGGCCTCCGACAGATGAATTTCCAGAAGGCGAAATTTTGCAAATTCCGATTGTGCGCGGAATATTTTTAAGCCTTGGGCCTGTCCAGGATGAGGGCGGAGGCATAGTCATTTCCGAAGATCCGCTTTTTAAATACGATGACCATGCGGTCCATTACGAGATACACCGCAGGTTTATTTTATCAAGCGAATTCAGGCATATAGAGTCCGGATTGCAAGATGTTGCGATAGCGCATTGCGACATCCACAAAGGGATGATGGACCTAAAGGCAAAGGAAGCGATGGAGAAAACTGCTTTCATTGAGGGCAGCGCGCAACGAATTGGCAACCAGGCGGCGACACCTCCAATAGTTGAGGGGGGACCGCCTACCGGGGCAGCTGCATAAAAAAATACTTGTAAAGTCATGTTAATATATTTGAAAATGGAGGTCATATGAAACTGGTATCGATGAAACAGAAGCCTCGAAGGACCCTTCGAAACACGGCCGCGGATGTGCCGATGGATCGGCCGGTTTATCCCTGGGGGCTTGAATTGACCCTGGAAAACGAAAGCATCAAAAAGCTGGATATTGATATCCAGAATACCAGCGCCGGCGACATGGTTCATCTTGTTTGCAAGGCAAAAGTAACCAGTGTTAGCCAGCGCCAGCGCGAGGATACAAAAACAGGAAAATCCGAAACCAACGACTCGCTATCGTTGCAGGTAACGGATATGTACTGGGGGAAACCTCAGTCTGAATAAAAAAATTGTGTGATCCCTGGGTTGGCCGCCCGGGGGTTGCAAGAGAAAAAAGAAAAGGGGCAGTGCGGTGCATCCCGTGCATGCCCCTTTTCTTTTAACCCAAGGGAAGAGGCGCAGTGCGGTGCCGCACCATCGCATTTGCGCCCCTTTTCTTTTTACCGTCTATATCAAGCGTGGTGACACCTTTGATGTGGAAATGAGGAGGTAAAGTTATGGGAGACGTTGAGGACAGGACCCAAACGAACATGGCAGGTGACGCAACCGCCGACGAAGCCGCCGACGAAGCCGCCGCGCACGCCGCTGCAGCTGCCAGTAATGACACTACAGACGGCAATAAGGACGGTGACGATGACGGAGACAAAGGCGAAGGCAAGTTTAACGTCGATGAAATTCTTGACGAGTACGGGCTTGAATCCCCGGATGAGCTCAAGGACTTCATTACGCACATGCAGGCGCTGAAAGGCAAGATCGGCGACCAGGATTTGGACAAACTCATTGAGAATTCCAAGACCCTGGAAACTTATCAGGCTCATTGGGCCAAAGAGGAACAACGAAGGCTAAAAGAGAAGGAAACGCCCGAGGAGACGATCAAGCGTCTCGAGAAGGAAAAGGAAGACCTTCAACAGAGCAAAAAGCAGGATTCCGATCGGCAAAAGGCGGCCAAATCGGCCGAAAGGGCAGTGCGCGATTTTAACGAAACGGTAACATCCACCATCAAGGGGGAAAGCGCCGTTCCGAGCGAGTATCGTCCTTTTTTGTCGGAGTTTTTAGGGGTGGATAACCCTATCAACGACGTTGATATCGAGGATAAAGCGGCCGTGCGTCGCCTATCAAAGGAAGGCATTAAAAAAATGCAGGCTTTCGAGCAGGCAGTTATCAAACGGTACCGCGACGGCAAAATCAAGATCCCCGCTGTCAGCAAAACGGAAACCACCGTATCGACTACTACGGGCCCAAAAGATCAACAAGGTCCCAAAACTTTAAAAGACGCCAAGCGGATTATGATGGAGAGTGTTACCGCTTTACTCAGTAAGAAATAAATCTTCCGCCTGGCACCACTCATAGGAGGTAGTTCACCATGGCTATTGATTACCATGATTTAACAGCGATTCAGGACACCCTGAAGAATGTCTATGGTACCGGGCTGCGAAACCAGTTCGCCGATGAAAAAACAACTTACAACCTTTTCCCGAAATCGGATCGCAAGCCGAAAGGCCTGGGGTACTTTTTCGGAACCCGTTGGGCGCGCGCGCAAGGCGTAGGCGCCCGGCGCGAGTCGGAAATCCTTCCTGATCCCCTGGCCGGGAAGTACAAGCAGGGCAAAATCGTCCCGAAATACATTTACGGCACCTTGCGCATGACCGGTCCTGCGATTGAGGCGGCCATGGGCGACATTGCTGCGTTTGTTGACGGCCTGTCTGACTCCATCAATGACATATATGAGGCCATCGTGGTCGACATGAACCGTCAGGCTTGCGCCGATGGCTTTGGCCTGCTCGGAACCCTGTCCGCTGCATCTGATGCCCTCACCCTCAGCGGGACAACCACCTGGACAATCACGATGAGCAACGATCTTGGCGTTGCCCGTTTGATTCCGGGCATGGTGCTGGATTTTTACGACGGCGCCAATATCGACGCAAGCTCGGTTGCGTCCCGGATTGCTTCCATTGATCCCGTCAACAAAACCGCGGAAATGGAACCCAACGACGGCACCTACAAAACCAACCATCCGATTGTTGCCGCCAGAAGCTACACTATCGCCACGCCGGCCGTGCCTTCCGGGGCCTATGCGGTAAGAGTC